TGGAATAGGATAAAGAGTTTTTCTTTTTCTATAATCATCTATATCTGAGCCAGACCCAAAAGTAACACCTCCGCTACTAGGTGTATAATCTCCATAGACAATAGGAAAATAATTATCCTTACTTGTCTTTGACTGAGGTATTTCAACACCATCTGAAGGGTCTCTAGAGACAATAGACAACTTAATAGAATCATTGTTGTGACTAATATCTTGAAGTCTACCACTATAGATTAATAAGCTATCAGATTTTAATATCGCTTCATTGGGAACTATATATATCAAACATTCTCTATTTATGTAAGTTCTAGTTCCTCCAAATAACTCTTTACTAAATGGACTTCCTTGGTAATCAAAATTTATTACAGAAAGAGACACATTGGATGTTTTAGCAGTTGATTTTTCTAAATTAATAGACTCTCTTACACTAGGTTCTGAACTTATGACACCATGACTATATTCACCATCAAATTTAGTATCTGCAAAAGATATACATTTAAAGTTGTCATGAAAAATTGGTGCATTTAATATTGTATCACCTCCAGCACTCGCATTAAGACCTCTAACAACTGTTAATGTGTTTGAACTAACAGATGTAACTCTTATTCTTTCATTGTTAATAAGTATAATATCACCACTAGCAAATTTGCTTCCATCTGTCACATCTATTTCAGTTTCAGTAGAGTTTACAACTTCAGCAGTTGTTTCACCTGAATCTGTAATTCCTTTTCCATGACCTAAAAGGACAACCCAATTTTCTATGATATTAGGTCTCTTAAATGATTCAGGGACAGTTAAACTCATGCTAAGTTTATTCCTCTTTGTATTTCAGGAATTAATGTATCTCTTACAAATTCTTCTGTCCCTAATACATTTCCTTGAATATTAACTGTTGTTCCCATATTTGAGGTTAAATTCTCTTGTTGAGCTTGATTTAAAATAACTTCGCCAGGCGTTAACATGGCTGGGACTGTATCACCTTGACCTCTATCTGTGCCAGGCACTATTCCACCATCTTGAAACTGTATTCTCCTAATTGCACTACCCATTAATGAACCAAAAGCCGCTCCACCAGCTAAAGCCATTGGAGCTGATATAATTGGAGGTAGTAGTGTCCTAGACATAAAGTCTGTAATATAAGTTGCAACTGCTTTCATTATTTCAGCAGTCACTACATCTATTGCAACACTTTTAGCCGCTTCACCCGCTGCAAATAAAGCGTCAGATGTACTGGTAATAGCCGCACCAGCTTGAACACTTGATGCAGTTGCTACATCTATATTTTTATAAAAGTCTTTAAATGCAGAAGATGATTCTGTTGTCTTTGTTTTTACTAATCCTAATTTTTTAGATAATTCAGGATATTGAACAATTAATCTACTTAAATTTCTAGATTCCTCTTCTTGTTGTTCTAATTGTTGAAATTTAGAAGATACTAAAGCTTCATAACTTAAATTTAAATCAGGCAAAAGCTCAGACTCTGACTTTTTTATTTCTAAGTTACTATTTGCTAATTCAATACCACTTAAATCTATTTCATTACTTTCTTTTTTTGTCTCAACAATTTCTTTTTCTGTTACATTTATAGAACTTATTAACTCATTTAATTTTTCTCTTTTAGATATTAATTCACCTAATTGAGTTAATTCTTTTGATTCTTCTAAAGATAAATCAATTAAACTTTGTTTATGTCCAGCGGTTTTTAATTGACCAATAGCCATAGCTTCAGCTTGAGCCTTATACTGAAAAGTTAAATCTTCAGAAACTTTTTTTACTTTTTCTCCCACTTCAGCTAATGTTGTATTTTCCTCACCTAAAGACCTTAATTCATTATTAACCTCAATTAATTCAGATGTTAATTTTAATTTTTGTATATCTGCAATCAAGCTTACTTCAGCATTGACAGATTTTAAATTATCAATTATATCATCAAAATCAGGAGGTGACAATTTTTGGAAAAAAGTTCCTACTGCTTCAGAAGCGAATTTAATAGCTTTCGCAACACTTGTTACGACTGGTGATAGTAGACCTCCTAAAGCTTCAGCCGCATCACCTACTGCATTAGTCATCTGTTCTAGTCCTCCAGCCATAGTTTCTGCTGATGCTCGTGCAAGTCCACCAAATTGAGTTTCTAGCTCTCCTAAAATTACTTTTTGAGCAGATGCAACATCACCCATCTCAGTAAATTTTTTAATTTGTTCTTTTTGTGTTTCTGTTAATTGAACACCTACCCTAGATAATGCACCAATTCCAGCAATAGGGTCATTTAAAGCTTTACCTAACTGAACAGTAGAACTTTGTAGGTCTGTTCCCATAGCAGTAGACATATTAAGAATAGTTTCAGTCGCTTGAGGAAAGACATCTTCACCAACTTTAGTAAATGTAAGTAATAGACTTTGAGCCTCTAAAATAGCTTCATCTCCAAAAGTGGTAACTTGCTGAAGACTGTTAGCCATATTTTTTAATTCATTTGCAGTCAATCCAGCTACACCAGCCGTAGATTTTAAAACTGCATTTAATTGAGCTTCTGCTTTTTCTTGTTGTCCAGCTAGTCTTATAACAGAACTAAAACCTGAAATAATACCTTGAGCGGCAAAAAATGCACCTCCAACCTTTAAAGCAGAACTCCCTAAACTACTTAGTGAACCATTAACACCTTTTATTTTTCTTTCAGTATCCTTTGCATTTAGGACACCCATTCTTATAAATAAATCTTTAACCGCCATTTTTTCCTCTTTCATGTTTTGAAATATTATCTATTTCATTTTCAATTATTGCAAAACAGTCCAACATCCAAACATCTGCACTATCTAAGTCTTTTGAAATTGGAATATTATATTTTTTTACAGAAAAGTAATCAGAAATCATATCCCAACACCAATCAGGTATTAATTGACTAGGGTCACAAAAAAAAGGTAATTGATAATATAGACTTTCCCCTATTTTATAATCTCTATTGTTGCTTTCTTGTATTATAATATCTACCTCATCAAGTATATCTTTTTCAGTCTGAAAAGAAACTTTCTTTAAAGATACTGGCGACCGAGTGTCATAGGGGAGGTCATATTCAACTTTTGGCAATCCATAATTAGAAAACCAAACAGTCATCCTCAATCGCCAGTAAGGTTTCCCAAGTCTAGACCCATGTAACTACTTATAATAGAAGTTAAAACCTCATCCTCTTCTAATGCAGTTAATTTACCTAGTTGCTCTTCAACTTTCTTGTCATCTCCAAAGGCGAATAAGGCAAAATCATCACCTAAGTCATGTAATTGTTCTAAGTCTCCACTTGCAAAAACTTTTTTTACTTTTTTATACATTTCTCGTCTTTGTTTTCTATTCATCTTTTTACAGTCGTATTCACCATGTTTTGTTGTAATTGTCATTCTGACCTCCCCTTATTTTTTACCAACTTGTTATAGCTTCGTTTTTAAATACTTCTAATTTAAATGCTTCAGCTTGTGTATTTTGAACACATTCAAACTCAAGTGTATGAAAAACACCACTTTCACTTAAATCCTGAGCTGGGTCACCAGTATACTGAATCTCAGCAGTTATTTCCATCTCACCTTCTGCATCATTACTAGCACCACAAATTAGATTTAAAGTTAATGTGTCACCATCAAGAAAATCTTGAATGACATTTGTACCAGCACTATAATCAAATAAGTCATCATATTTAATTGTTAAACTGCCAGTAATTGTGTATTCAGGAAAAGCATATAATTCAGCATTTCCATTTGTGTCAAAACCTACTCTATTTACACCATTAGTAATGTTAAAACTAAATGACTTCATTATGAAAACTTGATTAGCATTACCTTCTACATCTAGTGTTCTTGTATCAAAGTCTAAGACATTAAAATAAGTAGTTTCAGGAGCTACAAAAGTACCATCAAATGTCTGCTCTAATGTTGTTGATGTTGAGACTGGGTTTGAAAATCCTGAAAAATAATTTCCACTAATTGAAACAACCCCATTATTAGCCGCTACATCACCTGAAATTGTTAAATCTGAACAAACTACACCACAAACTTTAATACCTTCACCAGCGTTAGGATAATAAGCAAGATTAACACTATGAGGTAAACCACCTGAAATAGTACCTCCTATAGATGTTGAGTTGCTTGAACCATCAATTTCCATCTCATGTAATATTGACCCACTTTGACCATTTTCTTGTCCTACTAATAAAGCGTGTTGTGCTAAATTTCTAGGTGTTGCTAACATCTCAAAAGGCATGGTAACAGTTCCACCTCTTGTATTTGTTACAGTATCAGCGGCATTTTTTACAGTACCTCTACCACTTAACAACCTAGACTCTCTCATTATATTAAAAGTAGGTTTCTGAACTTGTACTACTCCTTGTGTTAAGTAATTTGTTCCATCATTACTTGCACTATCTAAACCAACCCCAAAAGATGTTTCCGCTTTTAAGCCATATTTTACACTACTTACTGGGAGGACTCTTGTATCAGCCATTATTTGACTCCTTTTTTACTTTTTTTGTTTACGACTTTTTCTATAACTCCCATGTTAAGAAGTTCTTTAGCCACTTCCTCAGTCACATCTATAGACTCACCTGACCTGAGTTTATCAAGTGAACCCTTATCACATAGAACACCATTAGGGTTTATTCTGTGAATTTTATTAATCTTTGCTTTTATTTTCATGTTATAACCTCAATATTTTGACAGTTAAATGTTGCAATCCCTCTCTGTAATGAAGAATCATCTTCATCTCTTTCATATTCTATACTAGTTAAATTAGCGTCAAACCATTGTGAACCATTAGAGTAAGATGAATTATTATGTATTAATCTCTTTAATCTTTCCATGATTTGACTTACTTGGTTTAAATTATTTTTAGTGTACTGACCACCTGACTTTAATTGATAACTTACTGAAACTTCAAATTCTCGGTGAGAACCAGTAGACATTTTGACCACTAAAGAATCTGACTGAGGTGTAAGTAAAAAGGATTGATTACCCTTATGTTCATCATAATAAACTGGTATAGTAAATTCACCATTAACTAAGGTTGCAAGATTTTCCATTACATTATCATAAATTATATTTGTGTAGTCTGTTGGCATTAATACCTCGAAGTCCTTATGCTTTTAATAGGTGTAAAAGATTGGTCTAGTTCACCACTCACTTCTAATTCCCATTCATCATTAGTTGTGTATAAGCCTGGTGAGAATCTAACATACATATTATGACCAACTAATTGCCAATAACAATCTATAATTTCATCAGTTGCCATAGGTTCTAATTTTAATCCATTCTCATTTCCTATTAAGGAATCAAACTTTACTGTAGTGTTAGAAGTTCCAGCAGTTATAGTTCCACCATTACTAATTTTAATCTTTATAATGTCCCAAGGATAAGATGACCTTCCTCTGACATCTACTATTGAACCAGTTGTGTTTGCATTTACTGACACTTCTCTAATTATACCTTTATGTTTTGATTCACCTTCGCTTGAATAAAGTGTCATTTCACCTTTTCTGAGCATATCAATAAAACCAGTTCCCTCATCATTCATAGCCTGTGATTTTATTATGTCTGCTTTTTCTACATCATAAGGTCTTACAAGTGATTCAACCGCCATAATAGCCGCACTTCTTACAATTACTTCAGGATAATCATTACCAACTGCATCCTGAGTTCCTACACCTTTGTTTTTGTATATAGGGAAAGGTAATATTGACATTATAAATGAACTTGCTCTTTTTACGGCTTCAGTTTTTAATTCTACCCAATCTCTACTAGACTCAAACACACTACTATTTAAAGTGTTAACACTTCCACCCTGAAAATAATATTCTAATAAGTCTGTACTAGCCGTATATCTATATTCATCATTTGAATTAGGTTCATCAGTTACAGAAGTTAATTCTTTTCCATCCCTATAAACTTGACCACTACAATCACCTACATTATATAGGTAAAATAGATGAGAAGTCCCTGAAGACACCCAACTACTAGACAGAACTCTTTTATGGTCATATTCACTTAAATTTGGTTCAACAAATAATAAATCTGTTGTTATATCACAATAACTTTCCTGATATGTACTCATGCTTCAGCCTCTATAGTAAAATTTGGTTGTATCTCTATTATTTCTAATTCTAAATCCCTTAATGACTCAATGACATTTATCAACATTTCTTTTTCATCTATACAAGTATTGTCTAGAATAATATTTGATATATCTATTTGAGTCGCAAACTCTTTACATCTCATCAATACATCAAAGGCGTTTAAAGTCTTATCTTTTGTAGTTATTTCTGTGACCTTTTCCATTTTAGATACTCTGCCGCCTCATAAGGGTTAAATATTGTTGTAATTTTTCTATTGTCATCATCACTATACTTAGGGTCTATAATTGTTACTGGACAATTAAATATATTCTTATCATCTAATCCTAATCTATTTGCATACTCATCCATTCTTTTAAAAGATGCAACTTGTAAGGCATGAGAAATTAACCCTGAACTAGGGTCTTTTAAAACTTGATAACCACTTACATGAGTATGACCAGCCGTAACTATGTGGTCTCTCCAACCCATTTGAATAGCTTTACTGACACCATGAGCAGAGTTCCACATTGAGTTGCCCTTAAAAGTATGTCTAGCATTTACTCTTACAGATGATTTATTTGGAAAATTTAAATTAAGTCTGACTCCATGATTTGCATAGGTAGTTCTAGTGTTACCTCTCATTATAAATTCTATAGGGTCACCATCACCTGACCAAACATCATGATTGCCACCTACTAAATAAAGCCAAGGAAGTTTATTTAAAAAGTATTCTGTTAACTTCCATGATTCTTTAGCAGTTGTACTCTGTTGACTATAAAGAGCGGCTAACCTACCTACCCAATTATTCTGAACATCACCTAAATTACCAGCAAACATTCCTTCTGTATTTTTAATAACATCACATATTCCAAATAATTCACCTAAGTCAGTACCATCATCATCAACATGAGGGTCACCAAAATGACATATTCCAACAACACCATCAACTTTAATATTTACATGAGTAAGATTATAATATTCCTGAACATTGTTTTTAATTTTAAACTTTTTTACTCTGTATTTAATAATGTCATCAACAGACATTTCAGGTTCAGGTTTTATTGTAGGAACTTCAAAAGTGCTATTGTCTTTTAATTCCCTTAATGAGTGAGATACCACACCACATTCTTTGCATTTATATTTTTGTCTACTTTCTTTTTTTGCAAAAGCTTGAACACCAGCTTTCATTAAATTAGGGGATAGACATTGTGGACATCCCATGAGAAAACCATGTTCATTTTTGTAAAATTTTGTTATGTTATCCTTAGTTATCATTAACTATTTCCTTAAAATGTTCTACAGTTCCAGCACCTTTCTCTGTATTATACCATTTTTTCCAATATAAAGCTTGTTCATCTATTGTTTTAGGTAACTTTTTAGGGACTCTCCAATAATGAAGTCTACAAAAAACTATTTGAGCAGTAATATTTGTTGTTAATATTTTCTTCCAATCTGATTCTGTTGGATTTATAAAATATTTCCAATCTAAATAACAAACTTCTGCAACTTTTTTCATTAAGGTTTCTCTATATTGTAAATAATCTTTACAAACAGAAACTGCAACCCACGGCTCACATTGGAAAAAACCCCTAGCTATGTTATTACCTCCCTTTTGCATAAGGTATTTATATTTAGATTCAACCAAACCAGTATTATAAACCAACATCATAGCGTCATGAGAATAGTATTTATGACCCATGTCCTCCAATGTGTCCTTAATTAAGGAAAACATTTGTAATTGATATATCATCTTGACCTCCTCACTCTTTTAGCCGTTTTTCGTGAATATTTAGCTTTCTGTTTACCTTTTGCAGTAGCTTTTCTTTTCTTTCTATTTTCATAAGCTTTCTGACTAGGTGTTAACTTTTTTCTAACTGATTCAGGTAAATATCTCCCTCGTTTAGCTCTTGGTTTTTTAGCATCACTTTTTGTAATATATCCCCATTTCTGTTTTGACCACTTAGACAAAGAGTTCTTACTAGACTTTTTACCTCTATACCCACCACCAGCTTTTTTATACCTTTGGACGGCTAATTGACTTTTACGCGCAGACCATTGGTTACTTCTTCCTCCCTTACTCCCTCTTTTAACAGAAGCTACAATTCTTTTCCATAACTTGGGTTTAGTTTTTACTGCCGTTGCCATTAGCTACCTTTCTTCCATTTCATAGATTTAGATTTAGTCTTACTAGGACTCCATTTAACACGATTAGACCAATAAGCCGCACTACTCTTACCCTTTGCAATATTCTTAGCATGGCGAGACTTAAATGCTCGTCTTTGACCTACTGTCTGATTAGTCCTTACCTTCTGTTGACCAAATCTAATTAACTTAGTCTTTATTCTACCTGACTGTTTAAATTTAGCCAAAACAACATGACTTTTCGTCTTATGTCTAGGAGTTCTTTTGGGTTTGTTATATCCTTTTAACCCAAATCTTTTTAGTCTAGGGTCTTTAATTATTATACACCTAACTTAGTAAGTAAAACTTTTTTAATTATTTTCCAAAGTGCTTCTAATATAGCCTTCTCAGTTTTTTCACTAATTATAGGTATATCTATAGATTTATTTAATTCTGCAATTAATTCATCTTTTGTTTCATTACCTAATAATTCATCTGCTATCATTTTTTTTAACATTACATTAACCTCATTATTGTGTTTATTATTATTGGGAAAGTAACTAAAGCCACTCCTCCCCATACTTGCATTTTAGCAATACTTACTTCATGTCTACCTACTGAACCATTTAATTTTGCTAAATGTTTTTCTATTCTGTTTAAAGTAGAATAAATATTTTTTAATTTTTCATCATGCCTAGCATAAATTGTTCTTATGTCTTTGTTATCCACGCCCATTTCCATTCATTCTAGACATTATACCATCCATTCTAGAAAGTTGTTTTTCTAAATCTGATATAGCTTCCATTGTCTGTTCATATCGCCTATCTCTTACCGCATCACTATCATTCCACCTACTAATAAGTTTTATAATCATTCCTTCCATATTATTAATACTTTCAGATTGCCCTTTATTTTCTACCTCTAACTCTTTTAGTGACACTTGTTGAGCTTCTGATTTTTTAGACAAACTCATAACTAAATAAACAAGTAATGCTCCACATATACCTATCATTCCCGCTTCGCCATATATTGCCATCATATCCATTTATTTTCTTTTCCTCTTCTTACCCCAACTTAATGGATTTATATTGAACTCTTTTTCATAAAAATTTATCTTTTCCTCTAGTTCTTTTCTTTTTATTTGCTCTTCAAGAATCTGCTTATTAAGTAAATCTCCAATTTGTATATGTTGTTCATCAAGTTTTTTCTCAACATCTTCCAGCCTGTCAAGTAATTTATATCCTGACCAACCCAATACTGTAGCCAAAATACAAAGTTGCCCAAGCCATTTAAGGTTAAGACTAATAATGGCATTATCATCCACAACACTACTTCTGTAAGAACGTGCAGTTTTAACTTCTTCACTCATTTTCCTTTACTAACTCCCATTGATTGTGCGTTAAGCACCAATTATCTGAATTAATTTTTAAATTATCTGAATAAAAATGAGATATAGAGTCTTTATCGAGAATTTCTACAAAAGTATAAGTAGAATCGTTAAACCCTCCAACCGACCAACCACTTGAGCAACTACCCAACATAGATATAACTAAACTTAATATTATAACTTGTGCTGCTATCTTCATATACAACTTCAAAATCTCCATTTTTTAATTTTTTAATTACTTTATTCATCTATCTACCACAATATTGTTTATAAGTTTATGTTTTACTATGTCAATACGCCCATGACCACTAATATTCTTTTTTTCACGCTCGCTCAAATAGAACTCTTCAGCAGTTTTAAACGAGTCTGTCCTTTTCACTATAATCCCATCTACTAAAACAAAATAATCTTTAGAGTTAGGATAAGTAATAGTTATTACGGATTTATCTGCCATTAGAATTTTCTTTACCATGTTAGGTTTAGTATTCTTGAAAATAGCAATATCGTGGTTTAGGGCGGATTTCCTTACTAACATTACTTTTCCTTATTTAATGATTCTCTAAGTATATTAATAAACGCTTCTTTACCAACAGCTAGTTGGTCAGCGATAAACTGATTACTATTCTGTTTGTTCTGAATATCGTTTATATGATTTACCATCATCTTTTGCTCGTCAGTCATATCCTCTATGATATACTCTTTATCATCTAGGTTCAAGACTGGCTTCTTTTCTTTTTTTGCCATTATTGACTCCTTGTTTGTTAAACTTCTTCTGATTGTTTAGTTGCCCATGCAGACTTTACATCGTCTGTCCATAGAGCGTTTGCTAATGCTTGTATTTCAGCGTTCTCACTAGATACATCCATGTCTGGATTTAATACTCTTCTAGTGTATTTGTATGAGATTTCAGAACCATCTTCAATTATAGCAGTTCTTGTCCGAACTTGTATATGCTTGAATTGTGTTCTTACTTCATAATCTTCTGTTACTTCTTTTGTTAAAGCCATTTTAACTCCTTATTTTCCAGTCTAATTCTTTTAGACATGATATGTAATTGAAACATGAATTGCAGTATTTGCTATAACCCCATTCGCAGAATCAGATTGTAGACCTGAAGCATCTCCTACGTAAACTCGGATAGCAGACTCACCTTCAACACCAATGTTTACAAAATCTCTAGACAAGATAGCGTTTGCATTGTGAACTGTTATTGCACCACAACTTCTACCAGCCGTATCTGTTCCATCTCCAATAGCAAAAGGCAAAGATATATTAAAGTATCCCACAGGACTACTTACTGAACTAACTGATAAATTACCAGTTACATTGACCATTTTACCAATTTTAACATATTGTAATCTGTTGAAAGAGCCATTTAAAGTAATAGTTCCACTTGTACCAGTAGTAATAGTAGCATCGTAATCGCCTTCCTCATAATCGTCTAAAGTATTGGCATTTGAACTTGCATTTTGAGTAGCTGGAAATGTTATTCCACCATTAACAGTTACATTACCAGCAAATGTAGAGTTACCTGAACTATCTATTCTCATTCTTTCTGTTAATGTATTTGCACCAATCGTACTAAATACCATATCAGCGTTTCGTACTGAAGCACTACTCCAAGTGTTACTCGCTACTGTTTCAATCCTTGCAGAAGCTATAGAATTGTTATTATCTCCCGAAGTTAAAGCATCCCATTCAATAGCACCCATTTGTAAACCACTAGGTACTACACCTTGAGAACCTACAGCACCATCAGACCTAAAAAAGAATAATTTTGATTGGTCTGTATTAGTAGTAGATAAATTTGAAAGCATTTGATTACCAAGAACATCAAGTTTCACATCTGAAATTGGAGTTGATTGACCTTGTGCTGGGTCAGTAGTTCCTATACCTACGTTACCAGAACTATCTATTCTTATCCTTTCGGTAGTGCCTGACTTTAAAGCAATACCATCCGAACCATTAAGACTTGATATTACTCCTCTAGTTGTACCACCTTCATAAAAATGTAACTCACTTGCACCACTTGATGACCTGAGCGATAAGACTTCTCCACTTCCACCAACAGTTAAAGTTCCATAATTAGCTGAAGTAGCGATACTAACATCACCAGCAAATGTGGCGTTT